AATCCAGAGAAAAGCACAGCATTATTTTTTGCAGGTGTTGCACCAACTTTAGGTATTTCTGCACCAAGATTATTGCAAGGCATTGGTTATTTAAAATCAGCAGGTGTTGGAGCACTTGCAGGTTTTACTGAAGGTTTTTTAAGTGGAGAAGGAACAAGAGATAGAATATCAGAAGGAACTACAGGTGCTATCATCGGTGGTGTAGCAGGTCCTTTATTATATGGTGCATCTCGTATTGCTCCTAAAGTAATTGATTTTGCTAAAAATTTAAAAAACAAAGGATCAGTTAAAACATCTGATGATATATATACTGAAACAAAAAATAAATACAAAGATTTAAATCCAAAACAACTACAAACACAATTCTTTTTAGATTTTATTAAGCAAGTTAGAAAAGAAGATAGAGTTCTTAATGATAATGAAAAAAGATTTGTAAATAGCTTGGCTCAAAAATTAGATTATGATTATCTTTATAAAAATTATGATTTACCTTTAGATAAAGAATCAAGAATGCAAAGAGCTATAGAACTTGGTTTTGATGTTGATGATATTTATTATAGAGGTAGATTTAGTAAATTTGATCCTGAAGAACTTGGTGGTACATTAGGTGAAGAAGTTTATATGTCTAAATCACCTTTTATTGCATCTACATATACTGACTTCCCAACATCAGGTGAAATAGCAGAGTTGGTCACTAGCAAACGATTAGGACAACAAGAAATAACAATAGATGCAAAAGGTCAAAACTTTAATCAATTAAAAGTTGATGATATGACTGTTTCAATTGATGGTGGTGCAGAAAAACCATTTAAAGAAACTTTTCCAGAATTAGTAAAAGGTAAAATAGATAATGAACTATCAACTGATGGTATATCTTATTATTTAAGAAGAGTAGGAGAAGAAGATGGAAAACCAAGAATTTTAAATTTTAAAAATATTATTGATCGTGGTGCAAAAGGTGGTGTTTATGATTTGCAAGATAATATTAATCAATCACTTGGTATTCCAAAAAGTTCAGGCCCGATTAGAGATGATGACATTGTTTTTTCAGACATTGATAAACCACAAAATGAAAGAGTATTAATTCAGAACCCACAATCTGCTAGATATACAAGTGCTATTTTTGATCCTCTTTTAAAAGATATAAATAATTTAAAGTTCGGTATTCCACTTGGTGTCTTACCATTTGTTGACGATGGCAAGACACCTGAATAAAGTTATCGGTATTTTTCAATACCTTTTTCTTTATGAAGATAAATGCCACGATTAACGTCAGCAGTAGTCTTGTACAAAATATGATTGCAAAGTGCTTCAGCGACACGATCTAAATCGCTACAAGTTGCAATCGCATCATCTGGAGTTTCGCCAATACGAAACAAAGTATAAGCAAAGTTATCGACATCATCATAGTAATGTCTAAATAGTTTTAGATCACAAGCATTTGCGATCTTTTTTAAATTCCAGTATTGATTGTCCATGATAGACTCCTTTCTGAAGTTGGTGGGGGATTTCTCCCCCAGTTAATTACCATTTATTTAATACCTAGATTAACTAATTCTTCATGTTCACATCTGTGCTGATAAAGAACTTTACCATTGTCAGCTTGACCTCTAACTACATCTACAAACAATTTATCTTCTAAAGAGGAAATAACACCACCAATTACTTGGTCATTAAAATCTGTAAATTCTTTGATTTCTTTTAAAAACACTCCACAATCATTTGTTGCGATTGCTTTTAAAACTTTAATTTCTTTGCTTGTGAGTTTCATTTTGTTTCCTTTCTCAAAACTTATAAATCTAATATATAGTGATTCGTTTTGTTTGTCAAGTTTTAATAATATAAGTTATTGTATTCATTTATTATAAATTTATTTTATCCCTAGCACTTGACAAAGATTTTAAAACTTGAAATATTTTTTATAGATGTTATCTTTGTGTCATTATGTTATTAAGATCAAAATTTTCAAAACTTTTAGAAGGAGCTAAAAAAATGATGCATAAAGGCACAAAGAAAAAAGGTGGTAAGAAAAAAGGTGGAAAGAAAAAGGGTTATTAATGACTAAAGATGTAGTTATACACGTAACTGGTGTTTCAATGTCAGGGGGTGTAAAAAATGACGATAACAGACCTGTTGCAGAAAATAAAAGAAAATCTGGAACAGAAGAAGCTAGAAATAGCGAAGGGGATGATTGAAGGTCGTATTTCCGACTTTGAATCATATCAAAAACACGTTGGTATTGCAGAGGGATTAACACAAGCTTCTGAAATTATCGATGATACAATGAAAAAGTTAGATAAAGAGGATGAATAACATGACTCATCACCATGCAATATTTAAAGACGAATCGACTGAACAGACAATTGGTTCGCATCAACTTCCAAAACCATTGAACTGGAAAGTATTAGTACAACCTCATCAAGTTAAAATGAAAACTAAAGGTGGTTTGTATTTGGCATCTCAATCAAAAGATAATGAAGAATATATGACTGCTCATGGTCGTGTATTGTCTTTGGGTGATTTGGCTTATAAAGATCGTGATACTGGGCAGTCATGGAGAATGACAACTGTACCGAAACAAGGTGACAGAGTTACATACGGAAAGTATGCAGGTCAGAAAGTTACAATTAATGGTGTACGTTTGCTTTTGTTAAATGACGATGAAATTACATCTATTTTACCAGAAGAGGTAGACGTTACATCATACATAGCGACATAACTTGGAGAACGCAACCATGCAAGATCAAAAAGAAGTCATTGACGAAATTAATGAAGAAATAAAAAAAGCTAAAGCTGATCCAGAAGAATTTCAAATAGAAATTACAGAAGATCCAAAAGAAGAAGCTAAAGATGTAGCTGAAGAAAAACAGCAAGCAGAAGAACAACAGGCAGAAAAAGATGAGTATGGAGAAAAAGTCCAGAAAAGAATAAAAAAGCTTGTTGATCAAAGAAGAGATGCAGAAGAACAACTTAGAACTATGCAAGAGCAGAATGCTCAATTGAATGCTAGGCTATCTAGATTAGAGCAAGGATCAGAAAAATCTGCACAAAATGAATTTAAAACAAGGTATGAACAGACAAAAAAAGCTTTAGAAAAAGCTACTGAGGAAGGTGATACAAAAGCAGCTATTGCTTTTACAGAGCAGTTGGCAGATATGAGAGCTGCTTTGAGAGTTGCAGAAATGCAACGCCAACAAGCTCAACAACAATCTGTTTCACCAACTGTAGGTAAAGCTCAACAAACTGTGCAAAATCCTGCACCACCTAAAGCAATTGATTGGTGGCAAAAGAATAATTGGTTTAATTCACCAGGATTTGAGAGAGAAACTGCACTGGCAAGGTCTTTTGATATCCAAATAGAAATGGAAGGTTTTGATAAAAATTCTGATGATTATTACAATGAATTAAATAATCGTTTACAAAAAGTTTTTCCTGAACTAGTATCAGGATCAAGTCCGACTAAGACTAAAGTAAAAAGTAGACAACCAATTGCACCTTCTACAGGTGGCTCGTCTTACAAGGGCAATAGAGTACGTATGAGTAAAGATCAACTTGAAATGGCTCGACAGCTTGGAATTAATGATGAAAGAAGTCTTAAAAAATATGAATCTGAAATCAGAAAACAGCAAAGGGGTTAACTATGGTTGAGAATAGAAATGTACGTGCGAATGAAAACAAGGTTTCAATGCGTGAAGGTGAATCAAGACCTGATACTGCATGGAAACCTCCGTCATTGTTGGATGCTCCAGAACCTCGACCAGGATATGTTCAACGATGGATAGCTACCTCGATTCAGGGTAAGGATACTCCAGATAATGTGTACAAACGTATGCGTGAAGGTTGGAGTCCACGCAAAGCTGATACTGTGAAAGATAAGTTATATCCAACTATCAATCATGGTCAGTGGCAAGGGTCAATTGGGATTGAAGGCATGTTGCTTTGTGAAATGCCAAAAGAAAGACACAAAGCACAAAAGGACTATTATAAAAATAAAAGTTCAGAAGCAAACGAATCAATCGCAGGAGATCTGGATGCGTTAGGTCGAAACAATGGGCAGAGGATCTACCAAGATCGTGTGTCTAATTCGAGTCGTGGCAGGGATTTATCTGTCATGGATGATTGAAACTTAACTCTGAGGAGATAAAATAATGGCAAACGTAAACGCTGCCTTTGGCTTAGTGCCAGTTCGCCATATGAGTGGTAACATTCCTCGTGCAAATAAATATACAATTACAAGTGGTTTGGCAGAGAACATCTTTAGTGGTGATCTTTGTATTCTTACAGCAGATGGTGTAATTACACCTCATACTGCTACAGAAACAAACAATATTGGTGTATTTGCAGGTGTGAGCTATACTGCTTCAGATGGTTCTTATGTTTATAGTGAGTATTGGCCAAGTGGCACTACTGGAACAAACATAATCGCATATGTATATGATGATCCATATATTGTGTACAAAATTCAGTCAGCAGGTACTCCTGCCCAAACTAACATCGGTAACTGTGCTGATGTAGTTGCAGGTGCAGGTTCAACTGTTACTGGTAGATCAGGATTTAGTTTAAATGGTACTATGTCAAATGGTACTGCTACATGTAAGATTTTAGCCTTACATGACACACCTGATAATTCAATGGCACAATATGCTGTTTTGGAAGTGCTTGTAAATGAGCACATTCTCAAAGCAACAGCAGGTATATAAGGGAGATTAGACAATGGCTATGAATAGAGCACAATTTGCTAAAATGCTTGAGCCAGGGTTGAATACCCTTTTTGGTCTTGAGTATGATCGTTATCCACCAGAATACGAAGCAGTATTTTCTGCTAACACTTCTACAAGAGCTTTTGAAGAAGATGTATTGTTACAAGGTTTTGGTAATGCACCAACAAAGAATGAAGGTGCAGCTATTAGTTATGATACTGCTAGTCAGCAGTGGACAGCTAGATACCAACATGAAACTGTAGCATTAGCATTTTCAATTACAGAAGAAGCTGAAGAAGATGGTCAATATGGTTCAATAGCGTCACGTTACACAAAAGCACTTGCAAGATCTATGGCTTCTACAAAAGAAATCAAGGCTGCAAATATTTTGAATAATGCGACTTCTAATACTGATCCATATGGTGGTGGTGATGGTGTTGCACTTTTGAGTGCATCTCATCCAACAACTAATGGAAACCAAAGTAATACTTTAGCAACAGCAGCTGACTTATCTGAAACATCGCTTGAGTCAATGTTAATTCAAATCGCAGATATGAAAGATGATCGTGGTTTGAGAGTTGCAGCTCAAGGAACAACTTTGATAATTCCAACAGCTTATACCTTTACTGCTGAAAGACTATTAGAATCACAGTTAAGGACTGGAACTGCTGACAATGACATCAATGCGATTCGCAATGGTGGTTATTTACCTCAAGGATATCATATCATGAGAAGATTGACTGATTCAGATGCATTCTTCATTTTGACTGATGTTCCTGATGGACTAAAGATGTTCCAAAGAAGTCCTATGAAAAAAGGTATGGAAGGTGACTTTGAAACTGGAAATGTTCGTTATAAGGTAAGAGAAAGATATTCTTTCGGTTTTACTGATTGGCGAGGTATTTTTGGCACAGAAGGAGCTGCCTAATAAATAATGCAAGGGGAGAGCAATCTCCCCTTTTCTTTTAATCCTGACAGTTGTTTACAACTGACACTAGCCAAGACAGGAGATACACATGGCTAATACACATTTTTCAGGTCCTATTCTATTTTCAGGAAAGGGCAACTCTAAAGGTTGGTTTGAAAATTTACCAATTGATAGAAATCCAGATTACATGGTTTACATGGATGATTTTACTGGTGTTACATTAGATAATACAAATGATTGGACAGTAGTTAAAGATAGTGGTGCTTCAGCAGCTATCGCAGCTGATGTTGTTGGTGGTGCAGTAACTTTAAGTTCAACTGCTACAACTGATAACGATGGTGCTTCAATACAAGGTAATGAAATATTTGCAGTTGCATCTGGTAGAGATATTTGGTTTGAAACAAAAATTACACCTACAGATGCTGAAGGTGATGCAATGGATATTTGTATTGGATTAACAGTAAACTTTGCAACTAATCCAGAAGCGATGTTGGATGCTGCTGACAGAATTGTATTCCAAGTAGATGATGGTGATAGTAACATTGACTGTATTACAGAAAAAGATGGAACTGCAACTACAACCGATTCTGGCATTGATATTGCTAGTGGAACAGCAGTTACATTGGGTATTCATGTAAAAAGCACAGGTTCAGTAGAATTTTTTGTAAATAGAGCTAAAGTTGCTACACACACTGATAATATTCCAGATGATGAAAATCTTGCACTTGGTGCTATGGAATTATCAGGTTCTGCAACTGGAACTAAATCAATGAATATTGATTATATGTTTGCAGCTCAAGATAGATAATGGAGATTTAAATGGCTGAGAAAAAAAGAGCTAGAACTAAATCTGGTAAATTTATTTCAGACGATCCAAATACTCCTGATGTCAATGAAGCTTGGGTTGAAGTAAAACCTAAGAAAAAGACAACTACTAAAAAAGCACTCCCACCTAAAGGGAGTGCAGAATATAAAGCAATGCTTTTACGTGGTGAAATATCGGAGTGATAAATGGCAGATATCGTTACAGTAAATAAATTATCAGAAAATACTAATGAAGTTGTGTATGCTTTCCAATATCAATATGTAGATACAGGAAATGAAAGTGCAGTTTCTAAAATAGATGTATCTGCTTTGGCAACAAATGCTGATGGGGAAACATGCACTGGAATTAGGATTGTAGAGTGTTGGTGGGTAATATCAGCTATGACAGTTGAAATATTAGCTGCAGCAGATACTAATGTTATTATTATGCATTTAACTGAAGGACAATCTGGTTATCAAGATTTTTCAAAGTTTGGTGGCTTACCTAATAGCAAGTCTTTTGGCACTAATGGAACTGGTGATATTAAATTCACAACTACTGGTGCAGGTGCGACTGGTGATGCATATCAAATAATAATTAGAGGTATTAAACAGTACTAATGGCAACTTCTGGATCAGTAGCATTTAGACCAAATATTGAAGAAATAATATCAGAGTCTTTTGAACGATGTGGAATAGATAATCAGACTAGGACTGGTTATTTTGCAAAGTCTGCACGTAGAAGCTTAAATTTGTTGTTTTCTGAATGGTCTAACAGAGGAATTAATCATTGGGCAGTTAGCAATAATACACTTTCTTTATCTAGTGGTACTTCTAATTATGCACTTCCAGTTGGAACTATAGATATCATTGATGCAGTTATAAGGGAAGATAACACCGATCAAATGATTAACAGAATTTCCATAGCAGAATACAATCAAATACCTAATAAAACAGACACAGGAAAACCTAGTCAATATATGATTGATAAACAATACACACCACAAATATATTTCTGGCAAGTGCCAGATAAGACATATAGCATGGTTTATTGGGCAGTTAATCAATTAGATGACGTTACAGCATCCAATCAAGAT